CTCAGTTGCTGAGAGAGAGAACACAATCAGTGTTGCTTCCGGATATAAATTCACAACAACTGTCGACGAAATCAATTACGTATTTCAAACTCAAGAAACGATTATTGCAAGCGACGACGGTAATGGGTTTTATCAATTCACCACATTAGATGGTGACGAAGATATCCCTATCTTCGAAGGTACTCAAAAAACCAAGACGTTTATTGCTGGAAAGAATGATGAAGCGACCGTTTATGTAATTCCTGATGTTAACATGGACATTGACACTGCAGTCATAAAGGTTTTTGAAAGCGCAACCTCAACAAACTTCGTAACATATATTAACATTCTTGACGCAACAACAATTAACGAGAACTCGACGCTCTTTATTCTAAAAGAGATGCCGAATGGATTCTTTGAACTAACCTTTGGTAACGGAACAACACTCGGAAGAACACCGACTCCTGGTTCAAAAATTACTGTCTCTTATCTTTCTGTAAATGGTGCAGATGCAGACAAGGCATTACTCTTTGAACCTTCTGCTCAAATAAAAATCAACGAGACTGTAAGTAGAACTCCGACAGTTACCACAACCTCTAGATCTGCGGGCGGTGGAGACAAAGAGAGCATTGAATCGATTCGAAAAAATGCGCCATTTCAATACGCTGCTCAAAACAGAATGGTGACCTTCGCTGACTATTCAAGTCTTGTTCTCAGAAACTTCTCTTCAATTATCAAGGATATTGTTTCTTGGGGAGGAGAAGATAATATTGAACCTGAGTTTGGTACTGTGTTCATGTCAATTCTCTTTAACGATGATGTACCAGAGTCAAGAAAAATAATTACAAAAGACGCAATCACTGATCTTGCTTCTCAACTTTCAGTCGCGACTTTCTTGGTTAAATTTGCTGACCCGACCACCACATTTATTGAGGTTGAAGTTTTCTTTCAATTCAACCCAAGACTCACCACACTTTCTCTAAATACAATTCAAGAGAATGTAAGAAGCACAATTCAGAATTACTTTGATGGTAATGTTGGTTTGTTCTCTCAGTCGTTCAGAAGATCAAATCTTTTGACTTTGGTTGACGACGTGAGTCCTGCGATTCTCTCTTCACGAGCAGACGTTAAAATGCAGCAGAGATTTACACCAACACTGAATGTTGAACAAGATCACAATTTTAAATTTCCGGTCCCTATTGCTTCGCCAGACGACGTTAACGTTAGAATAACGTCTTCTGTGTTTACTTTTAATAACGTTTCTTGTCAGATTCGTAATCAATTGAATAGCAATAAACTCCAGGTAATAAACCTGAGTAACAACAGTGTTTTCATAGACAATGTTGGGTCATATAATGCAAATGCAGGAACAGTAAGTATTGTTGGTCTTCGAGTAGATGATATTGCTGGCGGCGCAGATTTTATCAAACTTGCCGTTGTCCCTGCAAACCAAAGCGCAATTAGCACTCAAAGAAATGATGTATTAGAGTTTGATGGTAGCAGAACCATTGCGAGAGCAGTTACCGTAACTGCAACGAATTAGGAAGGTTCATGACTCACGTAGATAGAACACTTCGAGATTTAGGTAGAAGAGAATTAAACCTAAGAGAATACCTTGTTGATGGTGTTCTCTCGGACTACATTGTAGAGAACTTTCCAAACTTCACAAATTTTTTGAAAAAATACTATTCGTTCGAACAAGGCGAATACTATCAAGATCCTTCTCCTTCGAGACTCCTAGACGAACTCTTTAAAACAAGAGACATTACGCAATCTGACATAACACTCCTTTCCTTTATCGAAGACGAGTTATTGTTAGGGCAGTCTTATTTTGATGGATTCCCAGATAAGAGAGAGGCAGCAAAATACTCAAATACTCTCTATCGTTCAAAGGGAACAAAGTATTCTATTCAGCAGTTTTTTCGAACATTTTTTCAAATCGACCCAGATATCGTTTACACCAAAGAACAAGTTTTCATAGTCGGTGATTCAAGAATCGGAGCAGAATCTCAAAGGTTCTTGACTGACGATAAACTATATCAGCAGTTCGCAATTCTGATCAAAAGCGAACTCCCTCTTGAAACTTGGAGAGAGACATATAAACTCTTTACACACCCTGCAGGAATGTATCTCGGATCTGAGGTTCAGATTGTTGGTGTATTTGACTTAGACTTGCAGAACCAACCAGATCCTGGATTACAGGATATTCCTGAGTTTATCATCGACGGATTTGCCTCTGTTGGCATTACTGCTTCTGACCACTCAACTGCTCTCTTTGATATGAGAACAGGAGATTCTGACGGAGATATAGAATTGTTTAGAACAACTCTTGGTACTCCTGGAACGTATCCAAATAAATCTGGTAATGAATTGAAAGACTATGAGAACTTTACTCTACAACAAGTAGACAATCAGTATTCTTCTATTGGTGAATTGCTCGAACCCAACTCTCCGACTCTCGACGACGATGATGATGTCGGTGGTATTAATGGATTTGATATCAGCAGCACTGAAACTATCGATCAAGAAAGATTTGATTGGAATGACTCAAGCGATAACTTGATTAATCTCCATGAACTCTTATAAATAAATCTAGTATCTCTTAGGGTATAGAAATGACGAGACAAATACTAAATCGAGGCAGCATCGCAAACGACGGCACAGGTGATACGCTACGTCAAGCTGCACTCAAAATCGAGCAAAATTTTCAGGAAATCTATGAAAAATTAGGTGGCGACAGCACAGTCCTGATGCCTCTAGTTGGTTTCGATAGTGATGGTGTTTTGTTTGAAGGGACAACGAATGATGGCATAAAAACTAAACTTTTTGCCGAGGATCCCTCTTCGAATCGTTTTCTAGAGCTACCCGATTATACCGGTCAGATTGTAGTAGATTCTGCAACTCAGACTCTAATTAATAAAAGTTTGGTCAGTCCAATCTTGACCACTCCTCAGTTAAGAGACAGTTCTGGAAATTATGAGTATATCATTACTCCTGGCGGTCTTTCGGCAGATCAGATCCTAAGAACACCTTCTATTACAGACTCTGACGAAATCACCTTTAACAAGGCAACTCAGACCCTTGAAAATAAGACGCTCTCTCAACCACTTCTGAATAGTCCTAAAATCGGAAATTTGTTGGCAGATAGCAACGGTAATGAATTCTTCGAGTTCATTTCAACTGCTGGTGCAATAAATCATCTTTCGGTCACAAACAACACAAACGGGAATACGCCTGTCCTTGCTGCAGCTGGCGGTGATACGAATATTGACCTTGGTCTTTCTGGCAAAGGAAATGGTGGTGTTGAGATTCAGAGCAAATTAAAACTTTCGTACCAAAATCTCACTGCTAATGGCGCGATTGATCTAACAAAACCTTTGACATTCTTTAACTCAGGGACCAGTTTGGCAGCAACAATGGCAAACGGAACCGAAAAGGGCGAAACTAAATATCTCGTAAACCAAAATAGTGGTACGGCAACAATAACTCCAACAAGTTTGCAAAACTATTCAACAATTACCCTAACAACCGACGAATCTTGCACTCTCGTTTGGGGCGGAACTGCTTGGGTTGTTTTGAATGTTGGTGGCGATTCTTCTGGCGGTATCTTAGCATAATATAGGAAAATTCAATGGCTGCTGTTGTTTTTGATAAATTAAAGAAAAACTTCCTACTAGATTTTATTTCTGATGTTCAGGACTCGGATGGTTCTGGCAATAGAAATTATTATTATGCTGGTATTGGAAGATCTGAAGACTGGAACGATTCAGACATTGCTCCTGTCCCAAGGAATACTCTCAGAGAAGCGAGAAAAGCAAGACTCGCTATTCAGTCAGTTAAAAATATAACAGACACAACCTTCGTTGTTCCAAGATATAACTGGACCTCTGGTGCAATCTATTCTGCTTATGACGATAATACTCAGGGATACCCAACAAATCCTTTTTATGTCATGAATGACAACCAGCAAGTTTACATTTGTTTGCAACAAGGAAAGACTAACGCGAATCCTCCGCAAGTTGTTGCTTCGACTGTGCAACCTAGTGGTAACACCACAGGAACTGCATTTAGAACTGCAGATGGATATATGTGGAAATTCCTATACTCCATCGGAGCACTAAAAGCATCGAAGTTTATTTCATCTGCGTATATTCCAATAGCAAGAGTCCAGGATAGTTCTGGCGATATTATAGAAGCAGGAGAACTTGGAGTTGACTCAGACTCTCCGGCAGAAGATGTAGAACAACAACTCGTTCAACAAAACGCCATTTCCGGACAGGTTCTGGGATATGTTGTGACCAAAGGTGGTTCTGGATATACCACAGTTCCGACTGTTGCGATAATCGGAGACGGAACCGACGCCAAAGCAGATGCTACAGTTGTTGGTGGTGCTGTTGTTAAGATAACAGTAAGAGATAGTTCTGACACAACAATTGCTTTCGGATCTGGATATAACTATGCCCAAGTTAAAATTACTGGGGGTGGCGGCGACTCTGCTGAGGCGAGAGCAATCATAGGACCACCAGAAGGTCTTGGATTTGATGCTCGCGAAGACTTGAAATCAAGTGCTCTGATGTTTAACACAAAACCTTCCGGCGACGAAGATGGCGATTTTGTCATAGGACAAGATTTTAGACAAATTTCTTTGCTGCGCAATATCAAGATTCAAGACAGCGAAGGATTGTTTACCGAAGAAACTGGTCTTGGACTTAAGAGACTTCAACTAACCTCGATCTCAGATGGACCCTTCGTAAAGGACATTATTGTAGAAGGCGGAACCTCTTTGGCGAGAGGATATGTTGATGATGTAGATTCTAATTCAATCTACTATCACCAGAATGATAGCACTGGATTTGGTGTGTTCGATTCTGGCGAGACAATTTCTATTGTAGTAGGAGGCGGTTCTACTACTGCAACTGTTTCTAAGGTTTTGAAAGGTGTTTTTGATCCAATGAGTGGAGAACTGTTATATATCGATAACAGAGCAGCAGTTTTTCGTTCTGCAGACCAAACCGAAGATATTAAGATCGTTGTACAACTTTAAGGTTGACTGAAAAATGACAAAAGCATTTACCGAACAAATTTTTCGCACTACGTATAGAGACGATTATGCGGACAGCGATAATTACTATAGAATACTCTTCAACAGCGGTCGAGCACTGCAAGCAAGAGAATTGACACAACTCCAAACTATTATTCAGAAAGAAATTGAAAGGTTCGGATCAAACATTTTCAAAGATGGATCTCCGATGCAATCCGGGGGCGTCAAGATTAACAATGCTTATGAATTTATCAAGATTGCATCCGCTACTCCCTTTCCTGGAAATTTGACTACGCTTTCAAATGTTGTTTTTACAGGACAAACTTCCGGAATTAAAGTAAGAGTGTTGGAAGCAGTTGCTGCAGTTAACAGCGACCCAGATACTCTTTATGTTCAGTATTTGGACCTTCCTTCTGGTTCTGCTGGAGCGACCTCTCCGAGAGTGACTCCAGGCGAGATCCTTTCGGGAACTGTAGAAGGTTCTACACTAAATCTTCGTGTTCAAGTTGTAAATACTGCAAGCAACCCAGCAACTGGACTTGGTTCTCAGTTTAGTAATGGTCCTGGTAGCTTCTTCGTTCAAGGACATTTTGTTTTTGCAGTACCTCAAAGCATTATCGTTTCAAAGTACAGCAATAACTACTCAGGGACAGTAGGGTTTAAGATTCTTCAAGACATTGTGACCTCCTCTGATGACGAAGACCTTTTTGATAATCAAGGAGCGACTCCAAACCGTTCTTCGCCTGGTGCAGACCGATATAGAATCCGCCTTATTTTGATAGACAAAGCAGATCTCGCAGCAGATGAGAATTTCGTCTATCTTTCAGAAATTTTTGCCGGCAAAATTGTTGATAAACCATCATCCAGCGAAGGACTGCAGAGCGTCAAAGATCTACTGGCAGTTAGAACATTTGAAGAATCTGGCAACTATATTAAAAAATACTTCAAGGCATTCTTAGAACCAAACGATGCCGAATCATTTAAAATGAGAGTCGAGCCAGGCACTGCATACGTAAATGGTTATCGAGTTGCCAAGAAATCTCCCACAACCATTTATGTTCCAAAAGCATTGGATACTTTCGTTCAAGATAATGACGCCATTTCTGTAGATTATGGAAATTATTTTGAATTCGACAGCGGAAAGGGAATGCTTAACTTCGACACTTGTGAGTTAGTTGACCTCATGAGTGGCACAGAGTACAGCGGCGATTCTATTGGTACTGCAAGAGTCAGAGCAATCAGAGAAGGCACTGGTCTTAACTATAATCTTCATTTGTTTGATATCAAGAGAACCAATAACTCGTATTCTCTGAGAGACGTTCGTTCTATTGGTACTGGAACAAACACGTTCGTTGACCTCGTTCTAGATGCAAGCAGCAATTCTATTCTAAAAGAACCTGAGAAGAAGGCACTTCTTTTCGACACTCCGATTAGAAGACCAAAATCTTTTACAAGTATTAGTCTCTCTGCTGCTCGCAGATTTGCAGACACTACTGACGGATCTGGTTCTGTTACCATCACTCTTTCTGCTGCCAATGAGAATTTCGAGAATACTGGAGATTGGATTATCTCCACAGCAGCAACTGCTATCTCTACTGGATTTAGCATTTCTCTTGGTGGTGGCGCGACTTCAGCGACAATTTCTGGACTCCCTGCAAGCACTGCAGTAGAAATTCTTGCCTATGTTAAAAAAGGTACAGGCAAGATTCGTCAAAAAACTTTGACCGAAACCACTTTAACTGCAACACTAGATTCGAATGGATCTGGACTCAAATACATCGACCTTGGACAGTCAGACATTTTTTCTGTAAATAGAATCAGAAAAAATGACTCCGACGGTGCTTCAGTATTTAATCGATTCAACTTAGATCCTGGTCAAAGAGATACACACTATGACGATGGTCGTCTAATCTATAGCGGATCTGGACTCGATTCAGATAACCAACCTGTGTTTGTAAGATTTAAATATTTTGCGCACGGTACTGGTGACTTCTTTGCAGTCTCTTCATATAATGGTCAGGTTGAATATCGTGACATCCCTGCTCATAGACTACAAAACGGCAACCTTGTTTCTCTCAGAGACGTTCTAGATTTCCGTCCTTCTACAAATGGATCTGGAGCATATATCTCTTCTCGTGTGTCAGAACTTCCTCAACCAACCGACCTAGTAGAAGCAGATGCTGAATACTACCTGCCTCGTTTGGATAAGTTGGTACTTTCTGAGACCGGAGAACTTCGCTACATTACTGGTACTTCTTCACTTCAACCGAAGTTTCCTTCAACACCAAAGAAGTGCATAGATCTTTACAAGTTCGAACTTAATCCAAATACACTTCATACAAAAGACCTTAAGAGCAGACTCCTTCCTCTTAAGGGATACACAATGGAAGACATTGGTAAAATCGAGAAGAAACTCGAAAAGGTTGAAGAACTTGCGACTCTGACTCTACTCGAACTCTCTACAACTCAATTGAAGTCATTAGACTCAAGTGGTGTTGACAGAGCAAAGGCAGGATTCTTTGTTGATAATTTCACCAACCAACGTTATTCTGATGTTAAAAACCCAGAATACAGAGCAGCGATAGACCCTCGTCAAAAGTTCGTTCGTCCTACTTTTAAAGAGAACTGCATAGATCTGCATTTTGATTCCTCGG